CGTGTGGCAGCGCCCCCCCCCCCATAGGCGGCCGCCACTTCCTTCAGCTCGTCGAGCTTCATGTCCTCGTCGTACTCAGGAGCGGCGGGCGCGTCGTCGGTCTCGGGTGCAGTCTCGGGCTCTTGCTCCGGCTTTGCGGCCGGGGCAGGGGCCACGGGCTGCTCGTCGACGTACTTGGCGACGCCCTGCTTGACCAGACGGGCCTCGAGCTCGGGGTCGAACTTCTGAGGCCCGTCTGCGTTGGTGATGGGGACGACCTTGCGGCCGTTATAGTAGCCGAAGGTGCCCGCGATGATCTGGATCATGTTCGTGCTCCTTTCTGCCGGCTTAGTCCGAGGTCAGGACATCGGCGACGATCCACGGGTTTTTGTTGTTGGGGATCAGCAGCGGGCGGCTGGAGATGGTCAGCGTGCGGGTGTTACCCTCGGCGCTGGACACATACTTCGGCACGCGGCGGCCGGCGTAGGTGTGGAACTCGCCGTCTGCCTGCTCCACCTGAGACACGGCGCCGTAGCAGGTGCGGCCCGCAGCGGGGGCGGTGAGGATGCACTTGCCGCTCGGGATGTAGAGCTGATCGTTGCCGTCGTCGTCGGTGTAGGTCTCGTCGTAGGAGATCACGCTGATGATGCGGCCGTTGATGTTCAGGCGGGCCATGATGGAAGCGCCCGGCGCCAGCTCCTCGGGGGCCACAGAGCCCAGCTCGTAGCGGCGGTTGTCGAGCATTTCCTTGATGTCGGGATCCTCGACGATGGCGTCGGCCACGTCCGGGGAGCACACGAGGTCAGCAGCACGCAGGCCGCGTCTGGTCAGCATACGGGCCATCGCGCCGAGGTCGGCGCGGATCTTGGCGCCTTCTGCGTCCCACTTGATCGTCGGGGTGTAGGTGGCGGGGTTGGCGCCCTCGGAGTAGAAGCGGATCTCCATCTCGTCGCTCTTGTCGGCGTCGTCGGCGATGTGCTTCATGATGCAGCCGTTGGTCAGCATGGTCTCGGCGGCCATGGCCTCCTCGCGGTTGGTAATAAGGTCGCCCAGCTCGTCGGCGTCACGCATGATAAGCACCTGCTGGCGCTGTTCAGGGGTGAGCTGAGAGTACAGGGCCTCGCCGAAGCCGCGCTTGCGCAGCTCGTCGAGAGTCAGGGTGCGGCGAGGGGCCACGAAGGGAGGAGTATAACGCTCCATGTTGTAGCCCTTGCGCAGGATGGTGACGCCGCCCTTGCGGGGAGCGACGAAGGGCGCGAGCTTGCGGGTGCCGTCGCGGTACTCGACCAGCACATCCTCGGTGGCGAAGATGTCGCTCGCGTCATTGGTCGGGAAGTAGCGGTCGCGCAGGAAGGTCGCCGCGGGGACGAGCTGCTGCACGGCCATGAGCAGCGTGTGGGTGTCGTAGAAGTTAAAAGGCATGGTCTTGTCCTCCTTCTCTTAGTAGTCCAGCGCGTCGCTCAGCAGGATGCCGGCAGCGCGCAGAGCTTCCTCGTCGGCGGGCTTCAGGGTATACTCGCCGCTGAAGATCAGCTTGTTGCGGGCGAAGTGCCCGGTGCGGTAGGCGGTGGCCTCCACATCGGCGGCGGTGCCGATCTCGGTGTCGTCGCAGAGGATGGCGTTGGCGGTCAGGGTCTCGTTGGAGCCGGCGGTGGTGCCGAGGGCGACCATCTTGCCGTCGCCGCCGGTGCCGCTGGAGAGGGCCAGCACGGTGCCGCGCTTGAAGGTGGCCTTTTCGCTGGTCTCCTTGCGGATGGTCACAGTGAACACATCAGCGACGGGCTCGTTGGTAACGATCAGGCCGTCATAGTCCACGGTGCCGATGTTTTCGTCGAGTCTCTTGCTCATTACTTCTTACCTCCGTTCTTGGTGGTGTTGTAGATGCTGACGATGGCGTCGACCTTGGCCTTGTCGTCGGTCTCGCTGCCTTCCTCGCCTCCATTGGGGGCGGCTCCGACACCGGCCGCGCCGGAGTCAGCATTGTCGGCGGCGGCGTCCTTCAGGTGCTTGGCGCCGAGGGCCGCCTGCTTCTGCATGGCCTTGAGTGCGAGCTGCTCAGCGGTGCAGGTGTTCTCGCCGTACTTGGCGTCCCTGACAAGCTGAGCGTCGCCCACACTGGCGGCGATGCTGTCGATGGCCTCGATGCGGGCCCGCTCCTGCGTGATGGCATTTGCGGCGGCCTGCTGCTCGATCTGAGCGACGAGGTCGGGGTGCTGTGCTCTCATTTCCTCGAGAGTCATGGGCTCATCTTCCTTTCTGTTTTCGCCGCCGTTCCCGGTCGGCTTATTTCCAGCCGCCGGGGCGGCGTGGATGCTGTTGATACGGATCGTGCTCGGGACATTGTGCAGCCCCTTGATGTTGTGCCGGATGCCGGCCACGAGGAGCACCTGCTTGTCGGCGCTCATGCTGACATCAGGGCCGTCGCCCTCGAGCAGGGTGTCGGCGAAGCCGTTGTCGATGGCTTCCTGCCCGACCATCCATGTCTCGCGGGTCATCATGGTGCGGAGCTGTTCGACCGCGATCCCGGTCTTGGCGTGGTAGATCTCCGCGATGGCCCGCTCGCTGGCGTCGAAGTCCTTCTGGAGCTTCTTCAGGTCTGCGAGGGTGTAGTAGTCCATCAGCAGGCCCGCGACGCCGTGGATCATGACCATGCTGCCAGGGTAGACCTGCACCTCGTCGCCGGCGCAGGCGATGACGCTGGCCGCGCTGGCTGCGATGCCCTCCACGATGACGACCTTGTGGCCGCTCAGGCCCTTGATGGCGTTGTGGATGGCGATGCCGGTGTAGAGGTCGCCGCCGGTGCTGTTGATCTTGATGGTGATGTTGCTCTTGCCCTTGACGGCCGCGAGATCCTCCATGAAGCTCTCGGGAGCGATATAGAGGCCGGGCTCGGGCTCACCCGTCCACCAGTCCACAGGCTGACGGGCGACGACATCGCCATAGAGGACGATCTCGCCCGAGTCCTCGCCGACGCTGGCGATGTTCCAGAACTTCGTCGGCGTCTGCTGGACGACCTGCGGCCCGGCGCACAGGCGCGGGGTGTTACTCGTTTTCATGCTTGTCCTTGTCTCCTTCCTTGATGGTCTTTTCCACCTCGGCGACGATGGCAGCGCGCCGCACGGCAGCCGAGAGGGATGTGCCGGCCACTGAGGTGCCGCCGGAGTCGCCGGTGCTGCCGGTGTCTCCCTGAGCCGCCCGCAGCTTCTCGTTTTCCCGGGCGAGCTGGTCGATGTTGGCGTCCCACTGGCCGCCGTTGAGCCGGATCGTGGCCTGCTCGCGGGTGGTAATGCCCTCGCCGATGGCGAGGATCTCGGCCGTGATCTCCTTGGTCGGGTCGAGCTGCCCCTGCGAGGGGCCGATCCACTCGGCGCCGAGGTAGGCCGCCCGGGTTGCCGGGTCAGCGAAAAAGCCCGGGGCGCTGATGCGTCCGCGGGCCACGGCCTCGGCGATGAAGATCTCATAGATGGGGGTGCAGAAGTCATCGACAAACCACTTGCGCCTCATGCGGAAGGCTTTCCACGCCTCCAGCAGGGCGGCGCGGCTGGCGCTGTACGAGCTGTTGAACGCCTTGAGGAGCAGGTCGGCCGGGATCTCGAGGGCTGCGCCCACCTGCTCGCAGATGGCGCGCAGGAAGCTGTCGAAGCCGCTGGCCGGTCGCTTGGGGTCGGCAAAGGTGACATCCTCGCCGGGCTCCATGATGTTGATCTGCCCCGGGCCCATCTCGTACTCGTTGGGATCCCGGCTCACTTCCGGCAGGCTGCTCCCCACCTCGTTGAACGGGTTGTCGCCGGCGCCGGCCTCGGTCTTGATGAAGGCCGTGAAAAAGCTCTCCACGACGGCCGCGGTCAGCTCGCTCTCGGTGTAGCGCCGGAGCTGGAGCAGGGGCTCGATGACCTGCGCGAGGTAGCTGACGCCTCTGTACTGATCCGGGCGCTCGCTCTCCATGATGTGCAGGATGTTCGGGAGCCCTGTGCGTCGGCCGTATGCCTCCACGCGGGCCCACTTGGTCGCCGCCGCGCCCAGCTCGAAGGGGTAGGTGCTGCGGATGTGGTAGGCGACGATCTGGCCGTTGCCGTCCACCTCGACGCCGTCGAAGATGGTGTTGCCGTTGGCCGCCTTGCCGGTGGTCAGCAGCATGGGGGTGACGATGCCGGAGCTCGTCGGGGTTGCCACGCGGTCGGCCTCGATCAGGTGGATGCGCAGTGAGTATGGCATGAGGGGCGTCGGGTCGTACTGCTTGACGACTGCGAACACGTCGCCGCTGACCAGCCACGAGGCGAGGGCGAGCTGCTGCATGGCTGCGAAGTTATTGACGCCGGTGGCGTCGCACGCCCTTTTATTGTTGGCCCACAGGTTGAACTCGCGCTCGGCCTGCGCCTGCCATGCGTCCGCGGCCTCCTGTGTCATGCCGAGCGCCTCCCGGTCGATCCGGCTCTTGAGCTGGAGCCCGATGCCGACCACGTTGGTGCGGTTGGTGCGGATGGCCGAGGTGGCGATGGGTGCGGCCATGTAGAGCATCCGGGCTCTCTGCCGGAGCGTCCAGTTGTGGGCGTCGATGTCCTCCTTGGGGCTGCCACTGAAGGCCCTGAAGCCCTTGGTCGACCGCTTGTGCCAGCTCGCGCCGGCGTCGCCGTAGCCCTTGTTCACGGGGCGGGGGCTCTGCCGGCCGCTCTGCGGTCGGCTTCTGTTCTTTCGTCTGCTGATGGTGCTCACCTCCTTCAGGTAAAAATGGCCGGCGCCGGGAGAAAAGGAGCGAAAACTCCCGGCGTCAGCCTATGAAAAAAGCCCCCTTCGGGGCTTCTTTCACCAGTCACGGGGGGCGACGCCCCCGG